CTCCTCTTGCAGACAATGCCAACATCGATATCGCTATGGCAGCGCCTGCTGGGGTTTATCCACATTTAACCGTTGAGGCTCTGTGTTTGGGTGACGCTGAACTCTACATCTATGAGGGCGCAAGTGCTAGTGGCGGGACAGCGTTTACTCCGATCAACCGCAATAGGAATTATGCAATTAGTAACCCAAGCCAAGTCGCAATGGTTATTAACCCTACAGTTACGTCAGTTGGCACAGAGTTGGATGCACAAATTATCCCCGGTGGTTCAGGTAAAAAAGCAGGCGGTGGAGATGCAGGCTCATTAGAGTACGTCTTAAAACCACTGACAACGTATTTGTTTAGGCTGACGAACGTCAACGGCACAGCACACGCAGCACACCTAGCCTTGGAGTGGTACGAATAATGGACAAGCCGAAGAAAGAAGTATGGGATAAGCCTAGACCTAAAGATTTGGGTGAATCTAAAAAGTTAAGTGAAGGACAAAAGCGCAATGCTATGCGTAGCGCACAGAAAGCTGGTCGTCCGTACCCGAATTTAATCGACAATATGGCTGCATCCAGAGGCAAGCGGTGAGTAAATACAAAGACCCAGAAGGCGGGTTGACCGAAGCTGGAAGACGCAAGTTTGAAGCATCCGGCGAGAGCAAGAATCTCCAGCCGGGGGTCAAGGAATCGTCTCCGACCGGCGAGAAAGCGCGGCGCAAAGGGTCTTTCCTGACTCGGTTCTACACCAATCCGAGTGGCCCGTTGGTTGATAAGGATGGTGATCCGACACGGTTGGCATTAGCTGCAAACGCATGGGGTGAACCTGTGCCAAGAACCGCAGCATCAGCAAGACGGCTGGCTGCAAAGGGCAGGAATATGCTGGATAAATACAAGCTGGAGAAAGAAAATGGCTGAGATGTCTTACATGAAGGGTACGCGCCGTAAGGTCTACCAAGGCAAGAAGATGTCGGTGGACGAAATCCTGCGTCGTTCCGAGAAAGCACAACGTGACAAGGACTTGTTTGAGTCTTTGTACACCGATGCCTATGAATTTGCCCTGCCCCAGCGTCAGCTATACGGATATTACGACGGCAATTCCAAGGGTGCGAAGAAGATGGCTCGTGTCTTTGACTCGACGGCCATCAATAGCACTCAGCGATTCGCTAACCGCTTGCAGTCCGGCATCTTCCCGCCACAGCGTAAGTGGTGCAGGCTGGAACCCGGCTCAGATATTGACCCACGACAGAAAGACCAAGCACAGGCCATCATGGATGTGTACATGGAGAAGATGTTTACGGTCATTAAGCAGTCGAACTTTGACATTGCTATCGGTGAGTTCCTGTTGGACATGGCTGTTGGTACGGCTTGCATGATGATTCAGCCGGGCGACGATGTAGCTCCTATCAACTTTACCCCAATCCCAATGTTCCTCGTCTCTTATGAGGAAGGGGCAAACGGTATGGTCGATAAGGTTTACCGCCGGATGAGGATGAAAGCAGAGGCTATCAGCCAGCAGTGGAAGGACGCTGTATTCTCTGACCACTTGCAACAGATGATCGACAGCAAGCCGACCGATGAAATTGATTTGCTAGAAGCGACCATCTTTGACCCAGAGCGCGGGGACTGGTGCTACCACGTTATCGACGCTAAGAGCAAAGAGGAGATTGTTTACCGTCGCATGACATCCTCTCCTTGGGTTATCAGCCGATACTCCAAGATTGCCGGTGAGATTTATGGCCGTGGTCCACTGCTAACCGCAATGCCCGACATCAAAACGCTAAACAAAACCCTTGAGTTGCTGCTGAAGAACGCATCGCTGGCCGTTGCTGGTGTGTACACAGCCGCTGATGATGGTGTACTAAATCCTCAGACCGTCAAGATTGTGCCGGGTGCAGTCATTCCTGTGGCTCGTAACGGCGGTCCACAGGGTGAGTCGCTCCGTGCTTTGCCTCGTGCTGGTGACTTTAACGTCAGCCAGATCGTCATCAACGACCTTCGTGCAAACATTAAGCGCACTCTCTTAGATGAGTCCCTGCCGCCAGACAATATGTCGGCACGTTCTGCTACCGAGGTGGTTGAGCGAATGAAGGAGTTGGCGCAAAACCTTGGCTCTGCTTTTGGCCGTCTGATTAACGAGACGATGATCCCGATGGTGGCGCGTGTCCTGCAAGTTATGGACGAGCGTGGCCTGATTGATATGCCGCTGAAGGTCAATGGCCTAGAGATCAAGGTAAGCCCCGTGGCTCCGCTGGCAATGGCGCAGAACATGGAGGAGATCAACAACATTATGCAGTTTATGCAAATCACTTCAACGATGGGCGGCGAAGGTCAGTTGGCTGTTAAGACCGGCGAGCTGATCGACTACATTGGTGACAAGCTGGGTATCCCATCAGCCATTAGAAATACCGCAGCAGAGCGCGGGTTCTTGATGGAACAGCAGCAGCAGATGCTGATGCAGCAGCAGGTTGCCTTGGCGATGGCAGGTCAACAGCAGACGCTAATGGAAGGTCAAGCACAAGGAGCGCCGGGTGCAATCTGAACTCCATCATCATTTTGCAGCAGGGCTTTATGCCAAAGAATACTTTTTGCCAAAAGGGTGGGCGGTTCCGCAGCACGTCCACTCTTACTCTCACCTGTCTATCTTGGCAAAAGGGGAAGTGGTTGTAGACATAGACGGGGAACACAAGTTTTACAAAGCACCTGCCTGTATAGAAATAGAAGCAAACAAGTCGCACGTCATCATTACACAGACAGATACCGTCTGGTATTGCGTACACGCGACAGAGCAGGCAGAGATGGAGAGTGGAGAAATAGTACCCAATAAGGAGGCTTATGGCTGGCTGGGACGATCTGGAAGCGATGCAGGAGTCGCTGACACCGCGAGAATCAAGTGATACGGATAAGCTGTGCTTGCGAGTATTTGGCACAGAAGAAGGGCAGAAGTTGCTCAAATGGTTGAGAGATACGACCATTGAGCAGCCATGCTGGGGACCGGGGGCTGATCCGTCCTACGGTTATTTTTTAGAAGGGCGATGCTCTTTAGTTAAAGAGATTGAAGCCCGAATCAATAGAGCGAGGAACTTTTGAGCGATAACGAAACGGCAGTCGAGCCTAGTGAATCAGCAGCAGAGGAAAGCACTGGCCTACTTGACAACGTAGAGGCCAGTGAAGACAAAGCTCCTGAAGACACAAATGAGGCGGCGGTAGAACATCGAGCCGCAGAATCCATCCCCGATGACGAGGCGGTTGACCGTCCCGACTGGTGGCCTGAGAATTTCTGGAATAAGGATAAGAACGAGCCTGACATGGAGGGCATGGCTAAGTCTTGGAAAGACCTTCGTAAGATGGTTTCCAAGGGTACGCACAAAGCCCCGCCAGAAGGCAAGTACGACATTTCAGCCTTTGGCGACAATGCCGAACAGCTTGAGTTTGTCCCAATGTTTAAGGATTGGGCGGCAGAAAACGGCGTATCCCAAGCAGCATTTGATGATATTGCCGGAAAACTAAGAGGCATGGCTGAGAATGCTATCGGCGTTCCTGATGTCGATATCCAAGCTGAACGCAAGGCGCTGGGTCCAAATGCCGATGCCGTCATCAATGGCATGGTCAACTGGGCTAGAGGGCTGGTCAACAAGGGCGTATGGTCGTCAGAAGACTTTGAGGAGTTCAAGATCATGGGTGGGACAGCCCGTGGTATCAAAGCTCTGTCCAAAATCCGTGAAGCTTACGAAGGCCGCATCCCTACTGAGTCCCAGCCAATCGAAGGTCAGATGTCTGATATGGAATTGCAGGCAATGGTTGGTGATCCTAAGTATGAAACCGACCCGGCTTATCGTCAAAAGGTTGAAAGGCTGTTTCAAAAAAGATACGGCTAAGAGTCTCCACTCCTTCATGGAGTTAGCCCCCGACTGGTTCGGGGGTTTTTTTTGCAAAAAACTATCAAAACCACTTGCGCAATAGGCAAACCTGATTACAATGTGTATCCGAGGCATATCAGATTATCGACCCTCAGATGGTTGTACCCAACTGGCTGGCATCCTACTGCAAGCAACCGGCCCGCACTGCGGCTCACCGAAGCGAGAAACCTCTTTATAACTTTGTCAAAAGGTAAACAAAATGGCTCAAAATCTGTCTACAGCCTTTGTAACCCTGTTTGATGCGGAAGTTAAGCAAGCCTATCAGGCTTCGGCGGTTCTCCGTCCGGCTGTCCGTATCCGCGCAGGTGTTGAAGGTTCAACTTACAAATTTCCTAAGATCGGCAAAGGTGTTGCTCAGGTCCGTATTCCTCAGACTGACATCACTCCGCTGAACGTAACTTACTCGCAGGTGACTGCAACTCTGAGCGACTACATCGCTGCTGAGTATTCGGACATCTTCATGCAAGCTAAGGTCAACTTCGACGAGCGCCGTGAGCTGGTTAAGGTTGTGTCGAACGCTATCGGTCGCCGTCAAGATCAACTGATTCTGGACGCACTGACTGCTTCTAGCGCAAGCTCGGTTGGTAATGACATCGGTGGCTCTGACACCAACATGAACGTTGCCAAGCTGCGTACTGCTGCCCAGACTCTGAACGCTAACAACGTTCCGATGGACAACCGTCACATCATCATCCACGCAAACTCGCTGGCTTCGCTGCTGTCTGAGACTGCTGTTACCTCGTCTGACTTCAACACTGTCAAGGCGCTGGTTCAGGGTGAAATCAACACGTTCCTCGGCTTTACCTTCCACGTTCTTGGCGACCGCACTGAGGGTGGCTTGATTAAGGATGGCTCGAACGACCGTACTTGCTTTGCATTCCACAAGGACGCTCTTGGTCTGGCAGAGGGCATTGCTCCAAAAACTGAGATCAACTACGTGCCAGAGAAGACTTCCTTCCTGATCGCTTCGATGTTCTCGGCTGGTGCTGTGGCGATTGACGATGAAGGTATCGTCAAGATCGTCTGCCGCGAATCTTAATTTAGGAGGCTGACATGGCTTATTCTTCAACTGGTTTTGCGACCATTGGCGCATCGAAGGCTGGCAATGCCCCGTCTTTGTATGCTTACTCAACAGCTGATGCTATCGCTGATATCAACACCAGCGGTTACTTCAACGCAGTTGCCAGCATCCTGAATGTTGGCGACGTTATTCTGGTTCGTTCTTCGACTGGCGGTACTCAAGCTCTGACGCTTGTTTATGTTGCAAGCAACGCCTCCGGTGTTGTTGATGTGACTGATGGTCTGACTATCACAGCAACTGATTCCGACTAAGTTTAGTTAGGATCATCCGGGGCCGCTGCCGAAGGAATTTGGTAGTGGCCCTTTATTACATGAGAGGTTCGTATGGCAGCAGGGGATACGGCAGTTGCTATTTGTTCTGACGCATTGATTTTGTTGGGCGCAAAGCCCATTTCGTCATTTAACGACGGAACAGACGAGGCAAACTCTTGTGATCGTCTGTACCCAGATGTTCGGGATATGACGCTCTCAATGTACCCTTGGTCATTTTCATACAAAAAAGTTCGTTTGGCTCGGCTGAGTAGTACGCCGGTAAGCGAATGGCGCTATGAGTATCAGTTGCCCGGCGATAGGCTTGGCAACCCTCGTGCTTTATTTGAAACATCAAATGCTTATGCCCGACCTGTAAAGGATTGGGAGATCATTGGCGACAAGCTGATGACGAACTACGAGGATGTCTACATCGACTACCCGTACCAAACGCCAGAGTTTTCGATGCCGCAATACTTTGTGCAGCTTTTAAAGTATATGATGGCTTGGCACTTGGCATATCCAATTACCGAACAAGAAGCAAAGACTGGGTACTGGCAGGGTGTAGCAATTGGTTCCCCATCTGAAAATGGCCGTGGTGGGTATATGCGGCAGGCAATGAATATCGACGCACAAGGTCAACCGCCTCAAGTCATTGAGGATTATTCACTTGTTGCAGTGAGATACTAATGGCGCGATTTATTGATTTCCAGACGAACTTTAGCACCGGGGAACTTGACCCGTTGCTACGCGCTCGTGTGGATATCCCGCAGTACGAGAATGCGCTGGCAAAGGCAACCAACGTCATCATCCAGCCGCAGGGTGGCGCTCGTCGCCGTCCCGGTACGAAGCATATTTTTGAACTCCCGAACTCAAGCACCCCGTCAGCAGCCAATGGCGTTCGACTGATTTCTTTTGAGTTTTCGGTTGATGACAGTTATATGCTCTGCTTTGTGGCTGGCCGTATGTATGTTGCCAAAGACGGCGCACAGATTACCAACATCAATGGTTCAGGCAATCCTTATTTAACGGTGTCGGCGATTACCGGCGCAATGCTGCCTTCGCTGTGCTGGACGCAATCGGCTGATACGCTGATCGTTGTCCACCCAGATTTGCAGCCCATCAAGATTGTGCGTGGCGCTACGGATGCAAGTTGGACTGCGACAACCATCACGTTTGCTTCCATCCCAAAATACGCATTTACACTTGCTGCGACAAATCCGGCGGCAACATTAACGCCATCGGCTGTAAGCGGCAATGTTACCTTGACGGCCAGTGCCTCAGTCTTTGTGGCTGGCAACGTAGACCAGTACATCAACGTATCGCCTCAAGGCCGCATACGAATTACTAAGTATGTCAGTGGCACAGTGGTTGAGGGGATTACTGAGTTTCCATTTTTTAACACGACGGTTGTTACTTCTGGCAACTGGGAGTTGGAGACTGGTTATGAGGATGTCTGGTCATCTGGCAAGGGCTGGCCGCGCAGTGTATCGTTCCATGAAGGTCGCTTGTATTTCGGCGGCTCTAAGTCACGCCCGTCTACGATCTGGGGCAGTAAGATTGCCTTGTTCTTTGACTTTAAGCCGACTGAGTTTTTGGACGATGATGCTGTTGAGGCTACCCTTGATACTAATCAGCTTAATATTATTGTTGATATTATCTCTGGTCGCGACTTGCAGGTCTTCACGACGGGGGGCGAGTTTTACGTTCCACAGCAAGGCACAGACCCGATTACTCCGCTGACCTTTACATTCAAGCAAGTTAGCCGCAATGGCGCAAAACCCGGCACACGAGTTGAGGCGCTGGAGTCTGGCTCGTTGTTTGTCCAAAGGCAGGGTAAGGCGCTAAATGAGTTCTTGTTTTCTGACACCCAGCTTACTTACGTTACGCAGCGCATATCGTTGCTGTCTGGTCATCTGTTAAAAAACCCTAGCAGAATATCTTTGCGTAGGGCAACCTCAACAGACGAGGGTGATCTGCTGTTGTTGGTTAATTCAACAGATGGTTCGATGGCAGTGTACTCTTTACTTCGGACGCAGCAAATCGTTGCCCCATCTGAATTTACAACCGATGGCGAGTTCTTGGATGTTAGTGTAGATGTCACGGAGATTTATACAATTGTTAAACGTGTATTTAACGGGACTGCTCGGTACTTTGTTGAACTATTTAGCACTGATCGCTTTACTGACTGTGCCTTTACTGGTGGTGTCGCAAGCACTGCTACTGGTTTACCGCACATTGCTAAGTCCTTAAATGTCATTTGCGATGGTGTCCCACAAGGCAATGAGACAGTAAGTGCTGGCGGCTCAGTAACTTTTGACCGGGCATCAACTACAAGCTATGAAGTCGGCTTGCCAATTACGGTGTATTTGAAGACGATGCCTGTTGAGGTTAAATTGCAGACAGGCTCTAGGGTTGGCTTTAAGAAAAGGATCGTTGAGGTCAATGCAATTGTTGACTCATCGCAACACTTAAACATTAACAACCAGCCTGTGCCATTTCAGAATTTGGATGGCCCGCTGCTTGATGTAGCTATTTCTCCGTTTACAGGCATCAAGAGATTAAACGGAATCCGTGGTTATAGCCGCGATGCAGTTATTGAGGTTACACAGACTTTGCCTCTCAAGATGACATTGCTTGGCCTTGAGTACAAAGTTGCTGTGAATCAGGGGACGTAAATGGTAGATAAAGTTAATCAACCACCGGCCAGTATTGAAGCTAGAGCATCTATGGGCGCTTATGCCCTTAGTGGTCTGGTTGCTGGTATTGGCGCGGCTTACACGCAGCAGGCGACAGGTTACTTCCAGCAAGCTGGCTATGCGGTTCAAGCACAAGAAAACCTGCGTATGGCAGGTCTGCGGGCCGATAAGATCGTAGAGTACGGCGAAGCTGCGTTTCAGCGCAACTTGATGAAGATCGAGTATGACACGATCAATTACAAGATTCAAGCAAACACCCAGCTTAACCAATTGCGCCGGACGAATGCGGCTATCTTGGCTCGTGGCTATGCCTCTGGTGTTGTGGCTACTCAAGGTTCAATTGCTGGCGTTCGTGGTGTCAACGTGCGCGAGGTATATCAGGATGTCGGCATTACGGACTTGAATGCTATGACGGCCAGAATCCTTGGGCTGGAAGATGCAACCGCTATGCTGAAGTCGTCTTATGACAGCGCGTTCTATGACCGCGAATCAGCCATATCTAATGCTCGCACCTTGCAGAAGACTGGAGATATTGCGGCGAAGAGTGGTGGCCTGCTGGCAAACGCACAACTTATGAAGTCGGCAACTGACTTTGCTCAGACGTTCCCGTCAAAAGGAATTAACTTGTTTGGTTCTAAAACGGAAAAATAAACATGGCTGATCCAGTTCAAAGATTAGAGTCTGGTCGGACGCAGTTAGCTGGCGTATCGTCGCTGCCGCAGCCAAACATGAACTTTGGTCAGCAACGGCCAGAGCTAGAGTTTCAGGCGCAGGCAGACGCTGCGACTAATCTTTCTCGCGTTTTGTCTAACTTGTCCAACAGTATGTTTGGGCAGGCTGAAAGACTTGCTGACGTAGCAGGCGCTGAGTTTGTCGCGCAAAACCCTGTTAGTGCGGAACAGCTTGCTGCAATGAGTCAAGGCAATGCCGGTAAGTTCAAGCAAGAATTTTCTTTAAATGCGTTTTCTGCTGCGGCGCAAAAGTTCCGTGCAAATGAATTGTCTGCCAATGCCGAAATAGAACTGATTAAAAAAGCCAATGAAATGCAGCAACGCATTGACCTTGGCCGAGATAAAGATGGTAATGCTTATGAGGTAGATACAAAGAAAATTGTTGAAGATTTTACGGCTATGACAAATGGCTGGAGTTCTTCGTTGGCACAAGTTAGTGCCGATGCCTCATATAAGTACCGGGCTACAGCCGCCACTCATACCAACAGACTAATTACTGCTGCCGCAAAAAAAGAAAGCCAACTAGCATTAACTAAAAACAAAGTAAAAATTGCATCAGATGTTGAAGATCAATACACAAATACCATTACCAAAATAATCCAAGCTGGCAATGTATATAGCGAAAAAGATCAACGTTACATAACAATCAATGAGCAGATAGCAGCGGAGCGTGATGCGCTGATTAGCCGGGCTTTGCCTTTGGGTGGTGCAGATGCTGCTCAATATGCGCTTGAGCGTTCTGATGCCATTGAAAAAGGCATTAAGCAGGGCATTTTAGAAGAGGCGGTTATCTCTCGCAGATCAGACATTGGCGGTGATTTGGTAACGCTGACAACCTTAATAAGAGAGCGTCGGCTTCCAGCAGATTTACAAAACGTCTGGGATAGCTTATCTATACCGCAGCAGAAAGAAGCCCGCGACAAAATGGTTGGTCAATACCAGCAGTTAATTGACAACAAGGCCAAG